ACTCTTGTATTATTTGTTCTACGTTCATCTTTTCCTCACTATTAATTTATTTTGTCTAATTGGAAACCTATTTAAAAAAAAGTATCGTATCATATCGCAACCATGATCATGGTAACCATCTTTTAGGGGGTCAGGTTTTAAGTCTTTCCCCTCTGTATGTTCTGGGTAACGATAGTTCTCTAAATCTTCTGCTATGCCTTGACATTTACTATTAACGTGTAAATATCTTTTACCATTAGCGTTTTCTATAAAACCACGCACATGAGATACACCTGAAGCTATATTTCGAGATACCTTATCTCTTATAGTTTCTATAGTTATACCATTTCTTCTAAAAATCTCTATATCCCCCAGCCCTGACTGTCCTTGAGCTTGTTTACCAGCTGGGTCGCCATAGTACGACCTAACAATATAAGGTTTCGATTTAATACGACGTACGAGGTCGTCTGTCTTAATATTTTTCTCATGTATAATTTCATCTATAATATTTATGTGCCATTCGCCATTAATCATTGGCGTTTGAAACCATGCAACTGCTGGCATACGATAACCAAAGTCAATACTACAAAACGTAGGAAAATTAGGATTGTAAGGAAAATACCCTACATCTAAATTACGATCAAAAGGATATACTTGCCCAGCAAATGTTGTAAACTTTGCACCATACTCTTGGTCAAAAGATTCTTTAGACATATTACGTTTACGTTCTTTTATGAACGAATCTTCTTTACCCTCTGGGAAAGCATACTGATTTTCCCACGATGGAGCTTGATGAGATTCCCATAATTCATCTCGTTTACCAAGTAAAAACAAATCATACACCCAATTAAAACCTTCAGGGGTAGTAATAAATATTGCTTTACCTTTTCTATCTGATAGTGTTGGTGACAAATACATATCCCATATTTTTCTTTTAATTTTAGCTGCCTCATCAATAATCAATAAGTCAAGACCCTCACCTACCAAACTGTCTGGGTTATCAGCAGACTTACCCTCTACTACTGTTCCCCATTTAAACTTTATATATCTTTCTTTTTCTGAAGCTCTTACAATGTCGTTTTGGCGACCTACAACCATTTTCTGCCATATTTCCCTAAACATCAAATCGGCTTTTTCGTAAGATAATCCAACACACCAAATACGTTTATTGGGTTGAGATGCAACAAATGTAGCTTCCATAGCTGAACAAGTTGTCTTTCCAAATCTTCTTCCACAAACCATCACAAAAAAACGAGATGTATCTTTGGTTGGAAAGTGTAGCTTTTGCTGACCTTTATGAGGCTTATAGCCCATAAAATCAAACCACGATTGCTTAAATTCTATTTCTTTTTTTGTGTTAATTTCCATTAATAGTTGCAAGTAACAACAACCATAATCTAACTTATGGCTAAGGACAAATACAAGATATTGTATTTATAATTTTTAAAACCACAAGATAGGAGGGCAGTATGTCCGAAGAAAATCAACCAGTAGTTAGCGAAACAGTTAGTGAGCAACCTACCCAAGAAACACCTACTCAACCGACCGAAGTTGGTGCATTAATAGCAGAAAGCAAAAAGTATAGAAAAAGGTCGCAGGATGCTGAAGCTCGTATTGCAGAGCTTGAAAAGCAAATGGCTCAAGCAGAAGAAGCAAAGTTGAAAGAAAAAGAAGATTTTAAAGCCTTATATGAAAAGGTATCTTCTGAAAATGAAAACCTAACTTCTGTTGCTGATAAATGGAATAAATATGAATCAGCCAAGAGAGCAAGCCTTTTAGAAAAACATCCTGAAGAAGATAGAGATTCATTGGCTAATCTGCCTTTGGAAACTCTTGAATTTGTAACGAATAAAGTTAATGTAAAGCCAAATGCTCCTCAAGTTCTTGGAAAGGCTAGGAATCAAGAAGTAACTAAGCCATTATCAGAAATGTCAGAGCAAGAGAAAAAAGCAAATTGGCAACACATTATCAAATCATATAAATCTTAAGGAGATAAAAAATGTTTAATAATAACGAAATTGCTCAACCTTTAATGGGTGTGTGGACTCGTTTCCAATTAGCTGATATTAGTATAGAAGATCCTCTTAATATTAATACTTTAGCTGGTGGTGCGAGTGCTGCTGCTTCTACTTCAGTAGGTCAAGAGTTTGTACCTGAAGTTTGGGGTCAAGCTATTCTTGATAAATTTCAACAAAAAACAATGATGCTTGGATTAGCTAATGACTTATCGTCTGAAGCTGTTGGAGCAGACAAAGTTCACCTACCACATATTGGTGTTACTCCACTTGCATCTGTTTCTGCTGGAACAGCTATTGATGCTGATGTGGATGCAAGTGGTGCTGGTGGTGGTTCAGATACAATGACAAGTACTGAAACTGTCTTAGAAATAAGCGAACACAAAGTAACATCTTTGTTCATTCCTGATGCACTTAAGGCTCAGTCATCATACAACTTATTCAATATGTACTCTGACCAATTAGCTTATGCTATTGCAAGAGGTGTTGATAACTATCTTATGTACAAAGTTGTTGATAACTTAACAACTGCTCATGGTAGCACTTCTGGTGCAACACAAGATACTGTAGATATGTTAGAGGTTGGAGATGCTTTGGCTTCTTCAAATATTGACGCTATTTTTAAAGCAGTTATACTTGAAACAGGAAGTGCAGAAGGCTGGACTATGGTTCTTAGCCCAACTCTTTATGCTTCTTTGGCTGCTCTTGATTCAGGTGCAGGATTTGTTAGAGGAAGCTCTGCACCTTTAGGTGCTGGTTTTGCACAAACTGGTGTAGCTGGAAACATTCTTGGAATGAATGTGATTGTATCACAAAGCCCATATCTTGATGTTGGTTCTGTATCAGCTGATGCTGACAAAGGCATAACAGCATGGACTGGTTTTGATACTGATGGTACAGATAACAATGACATCTTGAGAGGATTCTGTATCCACGAATCTGCTCTTTATTATGCTGCATCGCAAGCACCAAGAGTACAACAATCATATCAGCACAGATATTTATCTGACTTAGTGACTGTAGATGCAATCTATGGTTGTGCAGTTAGAAACTCAGCTGTAGCTGGTGACAGAAGAATTATTGGTTTATCTAAAAACGTATAATTCTAAATGATTTAAGGGGGTGGGCAACTACCCCCTTTATCAACTATGAAAGATTTAATAAAACAACTCAAAATACATGAAGGCTACAAGCCAAGAGTCTACAAATGCACAGCAGGAGTAGATACGATTGGAATTGGCTTTGCCATAAAAGACTTATATCTATCAGAAGAAGTCTGTGAGTTAATCCTTAAAGAAAAATTACAAATATTAGAAGATAGATTTATTGTGACCTATGATTGGTACGATGATGCACCACAAGAAGTTAAAAATACTTGCATCAATATGGCGTATCAATTAGGGTTTCGTGGGTTTAGTGCCTTTCGTAAAACAATAGCATACTTGGCAGACAAAGACTATAAATCTGCATCGGTTGAAATGCTTGATTCTAAATGGGCAAAACAAACTCCAAACAGAGCAAAAGAACTAAGTGAGATTATAAAATCTCTTTAGTTGTTTATATATACAACCATACATTAATTTATGATACAAGATAAACTGACAGGTAATAGCCTAGCTTGCCCAAACTGCTACAGTATTCAGCTAATCAGAAGTGGCTTTGAGCATGGAAAGCAGAGGTACAGGTGCAAGCGATGTGGTCATAGAAGTGTACACCCTATTACAGATATTGAGCTTTTAAAAGAAAATGTAAAGTATCGTAAAGAAAAACAAAAAGCTCAAGATTTAAACAGAGTAGAACGTAAGTCTTTTAGGGAACACGTTAGAATTGAAAACGCTGTAGAAGAATACAGCAAACAGTTAGTACAGCTTTTTGAAAAGAATAAGTTACACACGCATACTCAAAAGCATAAGGTCAAAAACAAAGCTGTTGGAGTAATACAATTTAGCGACCTTCACTTTAATGAATTAGTCGAACTCCAGAATAACAGATATGACTTTCAAGTTGCATCACAGCGATGCCAGCATTTTGTAAATAAGGCATCAGCGTACTTCAAGATGAATGATGTTAGCCAAGTTGTGGTGGCATTGACTGGTGACCTAATGAATAGTGATCGTCGCTTAGACGAATTGTTAAATCAGGCACAGAATCGAGCCAAAGCTACATTCTTATCAGTAGATATAATGCAGCAAGTTTTTTTAGACCTAAACAGAAACTTTAATTTAAGCATAGGTAGTGTGGTTGGTAACGAAGGTAGAGCCAATAAAGAGTTAGGCTGGAGTAGTAAAGTAGCTACAGATAATTATGATTATACCATAACTAATTGTTTGAAATACTTATTTAAAGACTCTGATATACATTTCATAGAGGGTGACCCATGCGAGTTAGTTGTAAATGTTGCAGGTCAGAATCTATTATTACTACATGGTCATGGTGCGATAGCAAAGGGAGAAGAAAGAGCTGTCAATCAACTCATAGGTAGATATGCCATGAAAGGTATACAGATAGACTATACAATATTTGGTCATGTTCATGCAGCAAGAGTTGGCGATACATTTGGAAGAAGTGCAAGTCTTGTAGGAGCAAATGATTACTCTGAAAAGGCTTTGAATCTCGGTGGTAGAGCAAGTCAAAATGCTTACATATTTTATAGTAATGGCAATCGAGATGGTATAAAAATAGACTTGCAAAATACAGATTGTAAAGGTTATAACATTGATAAGGCATTGGAGGCGTATAATGCAAAATCGGCTAAAAAAAGTAGTAAACAAGAAACCATCTTCAAGGTGGTCGTATAATACATCCTCGACTTTGCCTTCTCCATATTATACGATAGACAGATCTTGCACTACGCTTCCAGTTTTTCAGGAGAAAATTTATGTTAGATAGTATTAGACCATTGGTCGCAGGAGCAGGTGGAATGACAGTTACTTGGATGGAATGGCTGCCTGTCGTAGTTAGAGTGCTAGTAGGGCTAGCAACATTTATATATATATGTGTTAAGATTTATAAATTAGCCAAGAGCTAATGGATTTTTTACAGATTTTAGAACAGTATGGAATACCCATCTGTGTAGCAGTAGCATTTGGATTCTTTATCTGGAAACAAAACAAGTTCATACAAGATGAGCTTATGGAAGAACTAGATGAAAGATTCAAGAGGTTGGAAGCAATAGTGATAAAGCTAATTGACCAACAAAAAAAAATGCAGATTGAACAGAAAGGTATAGAAAAAAGCTACAAGTCTTTAGTTGATATAATATCAAGGCTTATGAGGTCAAGTAGTAAGAATCTTCGAGATAAGTTTATGAAGATACTGAAAGATGATTAATAGAAAACTTGAAATCAAACTACAGGCTTTAGAAGTAAGGATAAATGCTCAAGCCTTACATATTAGAAGATGCAAGAATGAGATAGCAAGTTTACGAGCAAAAGTACAAAGATTACAAAAGGAGAATGACAATGAAGTATCTTAAGATAGTATCACAAGTAATATGGAAAGCATTGATCACATTACTGCCAGCAGGATGGAAAAAACAACTTATAATGGCAGTCCTAGATTGGGCTGTAAAATCTACTAAGACAAAAGTAGATGATAAATTATTTAACGCAATCAAGAGCAAGCTCTAGTGAGTAAAGAAGTAAAAATACAAGGTAAGCTAGACAAACATTTAAAGCCATTACAAGTTGATGGTAAATCATTGCCTATAGAGGTAGCTGAAGATGATATTAGAATAAATCAAGAATTAGATGTCGAGGGTGATATAACTGCAAAAGGCAACCTCAATGTGCAAGGTAGCAGTATAAACTTTGAAAACAATGTAAGTTTCCTAACAGATACAGATAATATAATGTCTTGCTTAGTGGAGAATTTTCAATTTATAAATACTGATGGTGAATGCCAAGTTTTTATTTTTGGAGCAAGCAATCCTCAAATTACTTTTTTAGATTCTGTTTTAAATAGACATACTGTTGGAGTTACATCTAATGTTTTTACAATAGGTTCAGGAGTTGATTTGTCTGCACCGAAATTGCAAATAGATGGCAATGACGTTGAAATTACAGGAGATACAGAAACAAATATACTAAAACTAAGAGAGTTTGCTAATTCAGATTCTGATGAAGCAGGTCATGGACAACTTTGGGTAAAAAATGATACACCTAATAACTTATATTTTACAAATGATGCAGGTAATGATGTGCAGATAACTAATGGTGCATCTTTAGCAGGTGGAAGTTCAGGATTGAATCCTATAATAGCAAGTATGATTTTTGGGTAAGGAGAATAAATGTCAGCACCTAACTTAACAAGTATTTCAACAATAACAGCCAAATCTGCAATAATTGAGCTAACCACACTTGGTGCTACTGTATTGCAAAATGCAGCATCATCTAATAAAGTATTTAAAGTATCAAGTCTTATTATTTCTAATATAGATGGCACTAGTGCAGCAGATTTCACACTCAGAGTATCTAAAGCAGGTGGTGCAGCCTTTAATATGTTTCATACAGTAAGTGTTCCTGCTGATTCAGTTTTAGTAGCACTTGATAAAAATACAACTTTCTACTTAGAAGAAAATGACACATTCACAGGTATAGCAAGTGCAGATAGTGATTTATTAGCATTTATTGCTTATGAGGAAATAAGCTAATGTCAAGATATATTGGAGGCATAATACACCCTACAGCTCGATATAGAACTCAAACAAGTTCACAATCAAGAGGTGTATGGGATATGAAAGAACAATATCAACATAAAGCTAATGGTAATTGGCATAGTCCTCTTGAACTTTACCCTAATAATGCAGGGCAAAGAGTTCCTGTTACATTAATTACTGTTGCAGGTGGTAGTGCTGATAATGCAGATGCTTATTCAGTACATCATGAAGATTTTGATGCAGCTGCTGCTGTAAGAACAACAGGAAGATTATATTTTGCTATAAAGGTAACTGCAAGCACACCTTTTTTAAATGATTTTTGCATAAGTGCTGTTCAACTAACAAGTAATAATCATGCCACACAAGAACAAAATTTCAATTTTGACGATGTTTCAGAATATCAAAGTTGGCAGTATGCAACAGTAACAAATATAGGATTATCAGGCGATGGTTTTGAAAACTATACAGATATAATTGCAGCACCTAGTCAAAGTTTTGCATCTAATGTAAATGGAATTGCCAATGGTAGAATATCAAGAGCATCAGGTACAGGCTCAAGTGGTACAGGTGCAGCAGATGGTACAGCTGATTCAGGCTCTACTATATTCTCTGGAACAACTACTGTTGCACAATCATCATCAACATCTTTTATGTTTACAGAAGCATCAGGAAATCAATCACTTACTTCTAATAAATGGTTTTGGACTAGAAGCCCTGAAATTACATTAAATGGCGAATCCAATAAAAATTTAGCAATAGTTTATCATGCAGCTTCTCCATCAGGAACAGGTATGACAGATGCAGCAGATGAGCCTTTATTTAGATGGTGGTGGGCAGCATGATTGCAGTAAAAGACATAACAACATCTACATCAACAGTTGATGGCAATGAAAAAATTAGTATTGATTTTACAAATTTATCAAGTGTAAGTGTAGGAGATACATTTAGTTTAAATGCTTTTGGTAATGAATTAGAAACAAGTTCAATAGGTGCAAGCACAACAGAATTATGGATAGATTGGGTTGCAGCCAATTATAATGTAAAAGCTAATAATAGCACAGCAACAAGAAACAATAAAGTATTAGAAATTTTAGCAAGTGATTCATCTGAATCTAACTTAATAATAGATACAGGTAATACAGGAGAATAAATGGCACTTACAAACAAAACAATAGCTAGTTCTTATGGAGATATACTACAGGTAGATAACAATGGTAGTGGAAGAACAGCGAATGGTACTAATATAAAAGATGGCTTGGGTAATTCAACCTCACTTACATTAGGCAGCAACAAAGCACATATAAAGCCTTCTAGTGACCAGACAGATGCTTTTTTAGTAGAAAATGCTGCTGGTACAGATCTATTAAAAGTAGACACTACAAACACTTCAGTACAAGCTGGAACAACACAAACCTATGTAAATACTCATGTACATAATTTTATACTTAGACAGGAAGAATGTGCTGATGGAACACATACTGCTTTGGCTTCTGACCTTTTTGCTGGAGCTGGAACTGGTACAGTAACCTTTGGAACAGGAACAGACCCTGCAACATCATTTAGTTTGTCTGGTACAGAAGATGATACTGCCGAAGCTCATGCTGCTTATTGGTATGTTCCAGTAGCAATAGTTATAGATGAAGTAAGAGTTTTGGCAACAGGTGATGCAGGTAATGTAGATTTTCATTTATACAGTTATGACATGGCGACTGGTACAGGTAGCGATGCAGGAGATTTGTCAGGTGGAACACTTTTAGCACATTCAGGAAGCGTTATGCCTATTAATAGCGAAAGGATATTAACAAATGTACTAACTGTAGATTCTGCAAATGTAGCAGCCGATAAGGTCGTCATAGCTACTGTAGAAAGAATTGGTTCTGCAACAACAACAACAGCAAAAATGCTGGTAAAATACCATTATCAATAAGGAGATAAAATGGCACAGTATACAAAAGAAATTAGATTAATAACAGACAAAGGTGAGTTTCTAAAAACTATTACAGGCAACTATGAAGTAATATTTGATAAGATTATGAGAGTGAGCAATGGTAATAGACCAACACAATTAGTAGCTTATAGTGAAAATGATGCTAGTGACACAATGGTTTTTCCAAAAGCCATTTTAGTAGAAAACACAGGTAATGTGGGTTGTGAGATTGGTGTAGAAACAAAAGAATATACTGTAGATAATGCTACTGATACAGCAGATAGTATTTCTGCAGCAAATCATTTTTTAAGATTTTTAGTGCCAGCAGGAGAATGTATCTACTTGCCTAATGGTAGATTTTTAGGTGCTTCAGGTAATTTTGGCTGTGGTTTAGGTGTAGAAGTTGATAATTCAGTACCTGATTCTAATGAATATGTTGATAGTGGTGCAGATGTAGACCATGCTACTTCAGCAACTATTGGTTCTGATGCAACACACACTACTCTAAATCTCGAAGATGGTCATAGTAAGTTTTTCAAAGTGAATGATTTAATTAGATTAGAAAATGAAATTTGTAGAGTAACAGCAGTAGGCACAGGTGCAGATTTAGCAAACAGTACATTGACAATAGAAAGAGGCTTGTTTGGCTCAACAGCAGCAACTCATGCAGATGATGTTGCAGTAAGATTGCCATTTTTTAATATGCACCATGACTTTGATGATACATCTTATAATGGTGGTGGTAATGGTAGTGCAACAGTAGTTAAGACTAATGCAAGTGGTAGATTTCGATCTATGAACTTCTTTGGCTTTGGCAGAACATCTGATGCTGTTGTAGATGGATTAGTTGCAGGCTCAGTTGCTATTAAGTTTTATGAAAGTGGTTATCAAGAATTTGGACTAGCAGGTATTACACCTAGCACAAAGACAGGTCTAGCAGTATCTACAACATACACCATTGCATTAACTATAGATGGTGGCAGTTCAGATGATTTAAGTTTTACCACAGATTCAAGTGATGTTACTTTTGGTAATGTCATAGGTAAAATACAATCTGCTATAAATGACAAGTTTACAACAGGCACAAACTTAAAAGGTAAAAAAGCAACTATAGCCATAATAGATGGAGATGTAAGAATTACAAGTGGCTCAAGGTTGTCTACAGGTGCAATACTTATAGCAGATGGCAGTTCAGGTACTACACCATTAGGCGTTGGAATTATCCCTGCAGCTGGTTCTTTAGAAAAAGCAGTAGCAGGAAGATTGCCTGATGATACATTACAAGACCCAATTACATTTGCAACCAAGAAAAATACAAATGCTTTTTTACTTGATGATGGCATGGGTAATTTATCAGGTGCAGGTGGCACAGGAACATTAAACTATGAAACAGGTGAGATAAATTTAAATGCTTATCCTAATGCAGAGTTTGTTGTAAGTGCCAATACAAAAGCAGGTTTTTCAGGTGGCTCAGATGATTCAGGAATAATGTCATTAGCTGCAAGAAGTTGTAATCAAAAATCAGACACACAAGTAAGAATAATAAGTTTAGGTTAAGGAGGTTAATATGCCATATCATCATGGAAAAAAGAAGAAAATGAAAATGAAGAAAAGAAAAATGAAAAAAGGTATGAAACGCAGGAAGAAGTGAAATGGCTAAGTATAAAGGTAAATCAGTTAGATTAAATAAGCCAACTCGTATTAGGCGAGGACAAGCAGGCTATGGAAGAAAGAAAAGCCAAGTGTATGTAAGAGCTAAAGGTAGAGTAAAAAGAATAACCTTTGGTGATCCTAATATGAGAATAAAAAAAACTAGCCCTGCGAGAAGAAAATCTTTCAGGGCTAGACATAGATGTGCTACAGCTAAAGATAGAACAACAGCAAGATATTGGTCTTGCAAGGCATGGTAAATTATGGCTAGAAAGAAAAAAAGAAAATCAACAGTAAATAAAGCAGGTAATTATACTAAGCCAACTATGCGTAAAAGATTATTTAATAAAATACTTAGAGGCTCTAAAGGTGGCAGAGCAGGTCAATGGTCTGCTCGTAAAGCACAGATGTTAGCTCGTCAATATAAAGCAAAAGGTGGTGGGTATAAATAATGGCACTAAAAAAATCACAAAGGTCTTTGAAAAAATGGACATCTCAAAAATGGGATTATTTAAGCAAAGGTGACAAGAAAAAGCCAAAGAGTAAGAGAGGTAGGTACTTGCCTAAATCTGTGCGTGATAGCCTTTCTAAGAGCCAAAAAGCCTATGAGAATAGAAAGAAACGTGCAGCAACTAGAAAAGGTAAACAAAGAGCTAGTTATTCTAGGTCAGTAAGAAAAAAGATGAGAGGTAAATAATGGCTATAGCAGCTTCATATATAACGCATCAAGAATTAAAGAGAATATTTCCACAGATGGATGAGTTTGACCAAAAGACACAGATATTTGGTTGGACAACTACAGACACACCCAATCAATATCAGGCTAACGATACTGGCTTAATTACACAATTATATTTTGATGGAGTTGAGGGAACAGCAGTAACAGATAGCCCTAATGCACTTTATGAGTTTAATTATTCTTCAACAACAGATTCAGTTCAAATATTTCTAACCACAAGTGGAGGAGCAACATTAAATCCTAACGATATACTTGTTGAAGCAGGAGAGGATTTTAGCTCAATGGTTGCACAATATATATCAGATGCAAGCCGATACTTTGACTCAAGAGTAGACCCTAGTTTACCAAAAGAACAGTTGAAAGATAAGTCAGGTAACTTTGATTACATGGTTATAAGAACTGTTGGATTGATAGCTGCCTGTTTTCTTATAAAATCTAAAAACCATAATTCAGAGCTAGCACAATCGTTTATGGAAGAAGCAGAAAAAAACATTGATCTTCTGAATGAGGGTAAGGCAGCCTTATCTTGGCAAAACACATCAGATGCTGCACAAGGGTTTGTGAGAGATGTTACCTATACATCTGGTAAAATTAGACCTGTAGATACAAGAGGTGAATATAGTGGTAGTTGGGATTTGATAAAAGTAAAAATAGGTACAGGAGGAGTGATAGGTACTGCCACTTATAATGTATTTGTCAAAGATTCCGATGGATTGAAAAATAATCAAGTAGTAACTGAGGAAAAGGTTACTGGTGACTATCAACCTCTTGCAGGTGGATTACAAATACGTTTTGCAGGTGCAACTGATGATACTGTAGCAGCAGCCAATGATGAATGGGAGATAGAAGTTACAGGCAGACAAGAGTATGTTGATACTGCTGATATGAAATCAGTTAAATTAACAAGAACAGGAACACCAAGAAATAGGTATTATTAATGGCAGTAACATTTACAAATAATTGGAAGAATATACTAGATAAGTTAAGAAGCGTACTCAGAGATGAGTTTAAGGGTGCGTTGCCAGTATATATTGGTGAAGAAAGTAGTGAAGGTACGCAATATCTTCGGCTTGACCCTGTTGGTAGCGAGATTACAGAATATAACACAAGTTACGAGCAGAGAGAGTTTTCTATAAGTGTTATGTATTATTTTTGTGAACACAATATTAAAAAGACAGCATTAGACCATGTCTTAAGATATACATCAAGAATTGAAGCACTTATACACGACAACTCATCTATGGTATTAGCAGATAGTAGTAATCTATATAATTGCAGATTTGAAACTACAGAATTAAACCCTGATGATGAAGAAGGTGTTTATGTAGTTCAATGGGAATGGAAAGGACAACACACAGGAAATATCTCTTAGGAGGGATTATGAAAATAAAAATGAAAAATCCACAAGCTCTACCCAATGCTTGGAAAAGCTGTGGAATGAATAAAGAAGAGTGGATGGATTTACAAGCAGGAAAAACTGTGGAAGTAAAATCTATTCCTGAAATGATTAAAGATAACATAGATGTTGTAGAGTCAGCATCAAAAAAGAAAGGAGATAAATAATGACAGTAGGACACGCTTTTTCTCCGAAGGAATTTCAGTTATGGATTGCTTCTGATGCAACAAATTCTGGAACATCAGGTATACACGCATCTAATATGTATCAACTAGATGTAGATTCTGTAGGATTTCCTTCGTTGAATGTAAATCAAGTATTAGACGTAAGAAATGGAGTTGGAGCAACACTCAAAGACGAAGATTTCTTTCAAGATAATAAATTAAGAGTAGTAGAATTATCAATATCTGGAACTTTACATGATGACGTAGGTCATAGATTGCTTTTAGCTAATATATGTGGTGCAGCTGAAGCTGACGACACAAATCAAAGCATAGCATCTGGACATAAAATTGCAGGGTTTAAATATGGTGCAGCAGTCACAAATAACGCATCATCTCTTACTGCAATCATTAGACCATCAGACCATACTAATCAAAGAAGTTTAGAGATGTCTGGCTGTGTAGTTACAAACTTTTCTATATCTGCTGACACAGGAACAGAAGGTGGAAGATATAAGTTTAGTGCAACACTACAAACAGGCAAAGTACCTGACTTGAATGAATCGGCAGTAGATAGTGGCGAGCCAACAGCAGGTGGTACAGGATATGCCAATACAACAGATACTACTTTAGCCTCAGCAAGTGGAATTAAAGTGTATGGTATTGATGCTCTTTTGAATAGTTTTACAACGACAATAGACTATCCTGCTGTATTTACTGGTATCACATCAACAGGATATGAAGTTGTGAGTAGAGGAGTTGAATGTGCAGTCACACACGAATGTCAAATAAAATACGATGGTGAAACTAAAACATTAGTAAATTCATTTGACACGCAGTCTGGTTCATTAGATGGAAACAGTTTTGTAATTGTTAATAATGGGAAGTTTGGCATTCAAACAGACAATGCAGTATTAACTAATGTAGCATATTCAGAAGGCGATATTATGATGCTAGATGCAAGTTTAAAAGCTGTTGATGATGGAACTGATGCGTTAGTTGTTGTTGATTTGAGTGATTGATAAATAAAAAAGAGGATGTTTAAATGGAGATTAAACTAAAAAATAAAAAATCAGTAAAGATAAAAGACTTTACGATTGCAGACGAGGCAAAGTTAAAAGACATACTTATGAAAATGGTCAAACCATCAGATGATGGTAAAAGCGTTCAGCTTGTAGATCCTAATTATAATTGTCTTTTAATTTGTCAAATGGTCTTAGAAGACCCTTCTGATAATAACATTAAGAAAATGGATGATGCTATGAGAATTGACATAGCATTGGAAGTTCAAAAATTGTTATTTGAGGGAAACGAGAAACCCTCCAAGTAGAATTAAATATATTATTATCTGCTTGTGGGGGTTGCGAGTTTTGCAAGTTTCCTTATAGTGCTAATTTGCCTGTTATGATTGATGGAGTTAGAGAAAGACGTACATTTTATAATATGCAAGATGTTTGGGAAGTAGTTGAATTGATTATTGAAGAAACAAGATTGGTAAATAAGGAACAAGGTAAGTCTTTTGATATTACTGAATCATTAATAGCACAGATACCTTTCTTTGCCTGTAAAAACAGGTTTTTTGATAAGAAAGTAAATCAAGATATAGAAAGGTATCTCTATTGTGAAAAATTTAACGTATCGCCATATAAAGGAAGCTATGAAGAACAGCCAGCTTTATGGGTAAGAAGAACATTTGCTATAAAATCAGCTATAGCAAAAAAAGAAAACAAGGAAATAAATGGCAGAAAAAATACTAATACAGTTTAAAGCATCTGGAGATACAAAACTTCAATCTTCTATGTTGAAGTTGGCTGCAGCACAAGGTCTACTAGAAAAGAATACTAAAGAAATGAGGTTAGCTATGACAAGGCTAACCCAAACTTTTGAAAAAACTGAAAGAAAAGCTAGGCTTCTAAATAACTCTTTTGCAACTTTGCGTTCTAAGATGTTGCTTTTTTCTTTTGCTATGGCTCTTGGTGGTAGACAATTAATAATGTTTACTGAAAAAGCTGCTGCATTAAGATCTATGGAAACAGCTTTTAGTAATTTGTTAGGTAGCGTTTCTGGCTCTGAGTCAGCTATTAGAAAATTACAAATAGCTACTGATGGTACTGTATCAAAATTTGATTTATTCCAACAAGCAAATAATGCAATGGTTCTTGGCATTACAAAGAATGAAGATGAAATGGCTAAAATGTTTGATATGGCACAGAGGCTTGGTGAAACTTTAGGCGTAAATACAAGAAGAGCTATTGAATCTTTAGTGACTGGTTTAGGTAGACAGTCAAGGCTTATGTTGGATAATATTGGTATTGTTGTAAGAACCGACAAAGCATATAAAAATTATGCAGCTGAATTGGATAAAACTGCCCAAGAATTAACAGATTCAGAAAAAAAACAAGCATTTTTTAATGCTACCTTATTAGCTGCTGAAGAAAAACTTAAAAGAGTTGGTGCTGAAACCGATACTCCTACAAAAGCCTTTAATAGATTTGGTGCATCAATGGAAGATTTATCAACAAAGATTGGTGATGATTTGTTAGAAGCCTTTGTTCCAATGTTAAATTCTTTTTCAAAATTAGCAGATTCTTTAGCTAATCTTGATTTTTCTCAATTACTTAGACACGTTACTGCTTTGGGTTTTGCACTAGCCTCGCTTTCTGCAAGAAATCAACAAGCTATAGCATCTATATTTGGTTTAAGGAAAGCATTAAAAGGACTTACGATTTCTTTAGGTACTGCAAGAAAAGCAGCTAAAAGTTTTATGAAGTCATTCTTAGTTTTTTCTGCCATTGAAGGTGTTATGATGGGTGTTTCTAAAGTATTTAGTTTTTTTGGTAGTTCAATAGAAGAAGTTAAAGAAAAACAAGAAGAGCTTACAAATACAACAGAAAAAACAAAGCATAGATTTGGCGACTTACAAAAAGAAGTTTCATTAGCAGGAAAAGACTTAGATAAACTAAATGCTATTTACGATAATTTAAGCACAGAATTAAACGAAACAAGTAGTTCACTAAAAATTTATCAAGATGCTCTAAGTGCTTCTAACAGCACAACTTTTATGGGTGGTTCATTTGAAGCACAACAAAATGATGCTATGATAGAACAGCTAAATTCTTTTGTTAATGACTTATTGCCTAAGGAAATTGAGCAAAAAAGAATACTTGATAATTTAAACAAACATATTTTGGACATTGAGGCACAACGATTAATAAAAGGAGCATCATTAAAATCACAGTTGCAACAAGAAGTTGATTTACTAAAGTTGAAAAACAAATTTACAGGTGCTGAGTTAGCTCAAGAAGAATTTAAAATAAAAAATAAAGGTGCTTTATCTAGCTTATCTGACAAAGAAATTCAAGACAATTTAGATTTAATAGCCGAAAAAGAAAAAATATTAGAAAATGAACGTCAACTTGCACTAGAAATAAAAGAAACTACACAAGCAAAAAAAGACGCACAAAAAGCAGAAGAAGAATTACAAAAACAAAGAGATAAAGAACAGCAGGAAATTCTTAATAATATACAAAAAGAAAAAGAAGCAAAATTAGACCTTGCACAAAGCATTGTTGCATCTAATATGACACAAGAGGAATCTCTACAAAATCAAAGAGATATATTGGTTGATTTCTATTTAACTGCCGAATTAAGCACAGAGCAAATGAATCTTTTAGGTGATGCTATATTAGTTTTGGAAGAAAGAGTTAAGAAAATACCTATTGAACTAGGTGAAATGGAACAATTATTTTTAGATGTAGGTCAAGCGTTTCAAAATGGATTTGAACAAATAATAAATCAACAACTAGATACTGGAAAATCTAAATTCAAAGACTTTGCAGATGTTGTAATAAAAGAAATACAAAGAATAATAGTAAAAATGGCTGCATTAAAGATAGTGCAATTTTTAGGATTCCCAGTACCTACTTTCCATCAAGGTGGAAGAGTGCAAGGATTTAATCAAGGAGGTATGGTATCTATGCCAAACTATCATGCAGGTGGGAATGTTGATAATGTACCAATAATGGCACAAGAGGGTGAATTTGTTATGCGTAGAAGTGCAGTAGAATCTATAGGTGCAGAAAACTTAGCTAGAATGAATAATACTGGACAAACAGGAAGTGTTAATATTACATTTACCGGTAATGTTATGAGTCAAGACTTTATAGAATCAGAAGCCATACCAGCAATTAAAAAAGCAGTACGCAGAGGTGCTGATTTAGGAATTAGTTAATGTTAGAACTATCACAGCAGTTTAGAAACGACATACAGGGCAATCAAACACATCTATTGCATTTAGTAGTTTTAAATGATTCGATATATATATCTACAAATGATGTTCGTATGGAACAAAATTTTACTCCAATAGTTAAAAATATTAGTAATATTAATGAGTCCATCGATTTCTTTGATAAACAATTACAAACATCAAATGTAACAATAGATTTAATTAATACAGAAATAAATAATGAAATTATATCAAGTCTTTTATTTAATCCATCAGTTCTAAATAAATCAGTTAAAATTTATCTTAAATCACAATCTTGTAAAACTTTAGATAATTGTCTTTTTGTTTATGAGGGCATTACAAAAAACATTGTAGAAAATAAAGATATTGTTTCATTAGAGATAGAGGACAAAAGTAATTTTCTAATTAACGAATCATTACCAAGACGATTTACATCTGACACATTAGAAAATAAATACTCAAATAAGCCAATACCATTAGTTTATGGTGCAAATGTTACAGCACCTGCTGTTTATGAAAAAAATACGATTTCAAGTGACTACGAAAAATTGATTGTAGATGATAATTTCATAAAACAAGCTAAACAACCAAAAATACTTGTAGACGATGTATATATGTCGATTTCAAAAAATGCAGACGAGTTTATGGATATAAAGTCAGATACTATTTATGCTAATTTGAAAAGGCAACAATGGATTATAGATGGAGATGAATTGTTTTTAGAAAAAGAGATTTCTCTTGGAGAGGATTATAATCCAAATGAAAATGGTCTATATAGAGCAAGTTTGCCTGCTTTTGGATTTTTAGAGGTTGGAGTAAGCCCAAGATTAAATTTTTTAACATCTAAACATACTTTAACATATAAGCTCGAATCTAATTCAGAACAATTAAAAGCTGTAGGTAACATTGAAATATTTGAAAACTTAGATAACAATCAAAAAATAGATGATTTTCAAAGAACTTTCTATGAAGAATCCAAAGATGTTTTTATTGATTTGAAAAACTATGGAGATATACCGAATCAATTCAGTAACTCCTCTTTATGGGCTTGGGGTTTTATAAACAATTTACAGGGAAATCAAAGTGCAAATTTTTCGGTTGGTAAAGGTGAAAATGTAATTAACTTTGAAATGGAGTCATTTCCAAACAAAAGTAACTTTTTGGATACTATAAAAGATTCAACTAACAATGATAAAGTTTTTCAAAACAAACTATCAATTAATTTTGGATATGAAATTTCAGTTATACCAGAAGGTGGTGGATTTGGGGGAACTTTTAGGATGCCTAAATTATGTTATCTAGTAGGTAATTCGCCATTATTTGGTGGTGTTCTAGTAGATTTTTTTGATAATAATGAATTTTACATAAGCGAAAATCAAAATGGTGTAGAATCAAGAGTATTTGAAGGTTCAGTAAATACAGGTAAGTTGCCTATTGAAGATATAGAGGCAACAAGTTTTACTATAGGGCAAAGGCAACCATATGGTCAGGGTAATTTAGGTTTGACTATGGTAGGACAGCAAGGTGGCAGTATAAATTATATTAAATTAAAATATCTAAATATTGCTAAAACGTCTGTTCTTACAGAGTACAAAAATTACCCAATATATTTGGTTGTAGATGGTAGAGTAGATGATGTGGCAGGAACTTTCACAGGTGTAAGTGAAACTCAAGTACAATTCAATCAAAGTGAAAATCCTGTAGTTAATGTATCAAGTAGCACAGGTGGAGGTTATTGATGAGTCAATTAGTATGGAAACCTGTAGGCTTCATTTCTTCTAATTCAACTATAACTGTTTCTGTAAAAATGGAAGATGATACAGATATGACTGCACACCAAGAAGGCATAGAATTTATCAACGCATTTAATGGTATAAATAGGCTACGAGTAACTAATTTTAAATATGCTTTAGGCTTAGGAAATAGTGACATAAGTTTTCAGGAAATGTGGATTGGTTATGAAAACTATAATAATACAATCTTTAAATCTCTGGGAAATGGTGCAGGTGTAGCAGGTATTCCATCGGCACTACCATATTATATTAAGCAGACTTCTTTAGATATATTTGCTGATGTGAAATCAATTTACTGGAAGCAGGAAAATATTGAAGCCTTTGTTGAGTTTGATATTCAATCAGAAAAATTTTCAAACAATCTTGATTGTGTAAGTAATATTATTAACAATCAGGATGGCAATAATTTTGTAAATGATATGGGACTATCGTTTGGAGAAGCCTCATTTACTAATTATACTGATATAAATCAAGTCATACCATCAGCAATTATTGATAAACAGGATATACTGATCAGTTTTAAATTACAGATATTAGATTCTGAAAATCAAACTTTAGTAACTACAGAATGTTTTAACTCAAACACAATTAGTCAAGGTATTGTACAGAGTAACAGAGAAGCATTTATGCCTGTAAAGTTTTTGAATCGGCTTTTGAATTTTAATGTAGATGCAGTTTTTGGACAACCATTTAATCCTCAGCAAAGTTATAATAATCAGGTGAACGAAGGTGAAATAAGGCAAATTGTAGCTACATTATCGCCAAACGATTATATAGGGAATATAAGTGTTTATTTACTTGATAATGTTAGCAAAGATAATGTTGTGCAAGCAATAGGGGATGATTTAGAATTAATTAATAGACCTATAACAGATAATACTGTAGCACAATATGGTGAGCTGTTTTTTTCATTTGTTGGTAATCCTAAAGAAGCAAATGGTAATATTTCAACTTTATCGCCAGCAGAGTTTGAATATCATGCACAACTTGTAAATTCATCGCAAACAGACAATTTTTCATTTATTATAAGAAAAAATGGAATTGACTTTAATGCTTATGACGACTCTATTGCTGCTCAAGAACAGTATGCAATTTATAGTCAAAACTTGGCTAATAAATATCATATATATGATAATCTTTTGATGCAAGTCCTTAATGTAAATTATGAAATTATAGATGTTGAACCATCTAATAATTTGATTCAACAGCCAACTGATATTATGTATCATTTGCTGGCTAGCGAACTTGGTATGCCACTAGAAAGTATAAATATAAATTCAATTATTGAAGCTAGAAAAAACAATCAAATAAATTTAGCTTTTTCTATTTTTAAAGAAACAAAAGCAAAAAAAATATTAACTGATATAGCTTTAAATTCAACAATAATACCAAGATTTTTGAATGGTAAATTAGATTTTATATCTACAAAACTAACATATAGAGGTGGTAGCGAATATTATGACGATGATACTGAAGAAATAGTTTCAGTTATTAAGTCTGATGATATTTTAAATTACAGCTTTTCAAGAACTGATATAGAAAATATTAATACTAAACTGCAATTAAAATTTGATAAAGATTATGGTAGATCTAATCATAATAAAATTACAGATGATTATATTGTTAATAATAACTATTTTAAAAATGGAACGTATGGAGATTTAGTTGCTGGTACATTACAAAATAATAATTATTATGGAGTTGATTACGATGAAATAGCAGACATCATACAACATAAAAAAACATTAAAAATTCATCAAACAGATTATATAAAAGACAGAATAAGTGCAAATTATTTAGCTGATTATTTGTTTAGAAATAATATAAATCAACATAATATTATTGAAATAGATTTGCCATTGAAATATTATAATTTAACAAATGGCGATTTAATTGAGTTTGACAAAATGATTTTAAATAAAAAAGTTTATGGCGAAAGTTATGTTATAAAAAATGTTGAAGATATGCCAATAAGAGCAGGTCAATTTATTTTACCTTTGTTTATGATTATTGAAACAAAAAAATCTTTAAAAAATGTTAAATTGAAAGCAATACAACTACATCATTTATCTGATGATGATTTAAATTATAAAGGTAATATTTACTCATTTAATGATGCACCTGTACCTGACCCATTTGATACAAATAATGATGGTTCTGTTAATATATTAGATGTAGTAACACTTGTGAACGCCATTGTCAATCAAGATGATTATGATGAAAAAAAGGATGTTAATAGTGATGGTTCAGTAGATGTATTAGATATTGTTGCAACTGTTGAAAGGGTACTCAATGAAGGCTAAATTTAGAACAAAAGAAATGCCACAAGTCACACAAGCACGACTAACTTATGGTAAAGGAACTATGAATTTAAGAACAAATGGCGAGCCTGCTGCTGTTCAAATTTTTTATACTGGTAAAATAAAAGGCATAAATAAATTAGGTGATGGATGGACACAAAGAATTGGTCGGAATGTAATAATTATATTTTCTTTTGCTCAAAGAAAGTTTGAATCTGAATTTTTACATTACATTGGAGAAATAGACATTATAGAATGTAAAGTAGTTTCATGGAATCAAACATCTATACTTTCTAAAATAGACAATTTAGACAGAATTACATGGAACAGCGATGTAAGTGATTTTAATTTTGATGCTAGAAAATATGAAGAAATAGAAAAAAAAGATAAAACAAGTAGGATTATAAAAAAATCAAGTATTTAGGAGATAGGGATGGCGAAAAGAACAATACAAACCTGTAGATTTTATGCAGATATACCACAATATCTAAAAGCGTTAGGATATTATGATGGAAGTAATGCACCTGATATGTGGGATATGAACCCTGTGAATGTGAAAGAATATGATGAGGGTATTTTTACTTTTCAAATCAACAAACTTAGTATAGAGCTTGATCAGCTTCTTACAAACACACCACAATCAGAAAGTTCAGGATTGTATTTAGGCGTATTTGCTCATACTTTAGCAACAAAAAACTTTACTCTGTTAATTGGAGCATCACCTCCAATAAATTTAGGTCAAAATACAAAAAGTATTATAAATGGCAATACAGGTAGTGCATTTACACTCGCAGCAGAAGCAGATGGATATACTTTTGTAGATATAAGAACAAATGAAGGTGGTAGTAGTTGTAATAATTTGCAATTTGCTTTATACCAACCTGCTAAAATAGGTGCAGTTAGCTTTGGAAGATGGTTTGAGCCAAGCCACTCGCCAGACCTAAAAGTCAAACTTATAACAGAATTTGATGGTATCACAAATCAATCTACAGTAGGTGGTAACACAATCACCAATATTAATCACTTAGGGCAACCACATTGGGGTGACTTACCAGCTTGGACATTAAAAGATAAAAATGAACACGATTATAAGTTGGTTGCGAATACACAAAGAAGAACATGGCAAGTTAAGTTTAGTTATATGGCTGATAATGATGTCTTTAACAAAGCCAATAATCCAAACAAGTTCTTTACAGTTACTGATGGTAACTATGTGTTTGATACATCTATGGCTAGCTTCTTTGGATTGACACTCAATGGTAATTTAAGATTTTGGTTCTGCCCTAATTCAGCAGGCTCTAATACTTTAGATGAAAATCAAAGCCAAATACAAGAAGGCGAAAAAGATTTAGAATTTGCACTATGTCAGATAGACCAAGACTCACTTACATTCAATCAAGTGGCTCACAGAACTTTTGACGTGTCTATGAATATTAGGGAAGTTTGGTAGTTATTTTCTAGGATCTCTAACAGGATAGCCAAATCCTGCTGCCCATCTAATAATTCTATCTAAAAACTCAGTAAATTCTTCTTGAGTTAAATCTTTCGTAGATGTTATTTTAAAATGAGATTTCATAACTTCGTGCATCTCATCTTCTGTATCGCCTAACTCTCTGGCTAAATCTCTTAATATAGTTCTATAATAGCCATTTTGCTTAGGAGAACGTGATTTAGGAGCTTCTTTTATATCAACCCATACTTCACCCTTAACACCATTTAAATATCGTTTTAAGCTCTGATAATCGTGAAACGATAGCGAGCCATTTTTTACTTTAGCTGTGAATTTCATATTATTATTTTGTAGTATGTTTTATTGTTGTCTGGATACACATCAACCTCTGCTAATAAAATCTTATCTCTTAACTTTTTATAGCTCATTAAGTGATGTTTTTTATTAACACAGTCATAAAAAAAGAAATGTAGTGGCATAAAATTATTCCAGAATTTATAATTCGCCAAGTCATCTTCTTTTACCTTTAATACGTTCTTAAACCCTTTGCACTCTAAAAATACAGCTGTATCAGAAATACAAACAAAATCAGGGGTATTTCTGATAGGTGCTGGAACTTTCATAAATTGCTCAACTGAAACTTTCCAACAGTCAAACCCAAACTTAGTAAAATCAATTTTACGATTCTTTAAAAACTTTTCACAAGCCATCTCTGCTACATTAGCTTTTTTGGTCATTCTTTTTTCTATTGGTTGTTTATAGTCCATTGTGATAATCTCTAAGTTTTTTAAATGCTTCTTTCCACAAATTTATTTTGTATTTATCTTCAAATCTTGTTGTTCCAAGACTGTGTCTTTCAGAGTGATGCAATCGGCACAAAGGGATGGCTGAGTAGTGTTTAAGTGTGGGTTTTCTACGATTTCCCCCCATACCGATTGCTTCAAGATGGTCAGGATCTGGCTTTTCTGAAAAGCATATTAGACAATAACATCCTCGAATATAGTCTAAATACTTTAAAGAGTCTTTATTAGCAG